CATTTGTATTGTTGGATTATTATCTGGAACCTGTAAAGATAAAATTGAATTAAGTCCTTTACCTAGAAAACATTTGCTATAATTATTTTCATATGTTGGAGGTAGTAAATTTGATTGATAATTGCTTGTTGAATCCTGAACATTAATAGAATTTCCACCATAAACATTTACTTGATAACCAGAAGCAGTATTAATAGATTGAAAACTTCCATCTTGCATAGATATTAACCCAGTATCAAAATTTAAAATCATTGTATTGGAAGTATTAGAAATAGACCCAGTCAATCCTATATTTTGAACACCTGTAATGTCAAAACCTGATGCATTTACATTCGCCACTGCCGGAAAAACCGACCACAATGAAGCATCGGCGGGATCACCAGTTGCGCCAGTTGCACCAGTATTACCCATTGCACCAGTATCACCCATTGCTCCAGTTGCACCAGTATCACCCATTGCACCAGTTGCGCCAGTATCACCCATTGCACCAGTTGCGCCAGTATCACCCATTGCGCCAGTTGCGCCAGTATCACCCATTGCACCAGTTGCACCAGTATCACCCATTGCACCAGTTGCGCCAGTATTGCCCATAGCACCAGTATAACCAGTATCGCCCATAGCACCAGTTGCGCCGGTATCACCCATGGCACCAGTTGCGCCAGTATCGCCCATAGCACCAGTATAACCAGTATCGCCCATAGCACCAGTTGCTCCAGTTGCGCCAGTATCGCCCATTGATCCAGTTGCACCAGTAGCGCCAGTATCACCAGTTGCCCCAGTATTTGTATTGGTTCCGGGGATACCTTGTGCACCAGTTGCCCCAGTTGCTCCAGTATCTCCCATTGCTCCAGTTGCTCCAGTATTTACCGCAGTTCCAGGAATCCCTTGTGCGCCAGTAGCTCCAGTAGCACCAGTAGCACCAGTTGATCCCGTAGCCCCAGTATTACCCGTAGCCCCAGTACTACCAGTGGCCCCAGTATAAGGATCACCAGTATATGCCTGTGTTTGTACGGAGCCATCTACAAAAGCTAATGATGTAATTTCTCGCAAATTTGTCGCGGAATCTTGATAATAATTTTCTGGGTTGGGTAGTGAGTCATCTGCAACATATCTTAACTGATTATGTTCAAAACTTCCCTTGAATATGGTTCGGCCTGACATCTCTAAAAATCTTTTACCGCTTTTTGATATACTTTTTCTTTGAAAAAGTGCTTTACCAAAAATTACTTTATTATATAATCATATATATAATCTATTGAAATAAATTAAAATATTATGTCATTCAGATCTGGATTATCACAAAGAACTACATTAACAGGCATTTTTTTTAATAATTCAGAATGCGTCACATATGCAAACACAGAAACTAATTTATCATTATTGGCGTCATTGCAATATGTGCAAAATTTCACAAATTATTTTATTTATTTAACTTATCTACAACCAAGTAGCCCAGCATTTCAGGGTGATATGAACGGCGAAAATATTACTTTATCTGGTAATTTATCAACGCCGACTATAAATGGGTCATGTACTTTTACAGGCTCGCCAAAGATACAAAATCAAAATATTGAATATGATTTATTGGGAGAAATTAAAATAGTTATGAATGAAATCCCAAATAATTATTTACTTTGTGATGGTTCAAGCATCTCAACAACTAATTATCCAGATTTATTTAATCTAATTGGGTATACATATGGTGGTAGTGGTAATACTTTTAATTTGCCAAATTTTGAAAGCAAGTTTCCAATTGGCGCAAATTCAAGCAATAGTAATTTTAATCCTACAAGTAATTTTGCATATGGGAATAATACAACTGGTGCGACTAATACACAGGCGGTATCATATACGGCACCAAATAATGTAAGTTTATTAACTCAAGCTCCGCCACACGCGCATAATGTAGTTCCCGCAGTGCATTCTCATTTTATGCCTGTACAATCAATAACCAATGTCTTTTTTGTAACAAGTGAGGAAGGGGCATTTGTGCCATTTGTACAGGAAGCCCCTTCGCCCCAACCTAATACAATTAATAGCGCAACAACTGGTGTATCTGTTTTAGGAAGTGGCCCCTCTATTCAAAGTGTTGATACGGTAAGTGGACTTTCTGGGGTAAATATAACACCAAGTTATATATCCGTATTTTATGCAATTTGTTATTTACAAAATTAAATTTATCTATATTAGATAAATAAATATACTAATATATAGTTGTAATATTTTGTAATAAAATGCCAGCAAAAGTAATTGATTATTCTAAAACTATTATTTATAAAATTGTATGCAATGATTTAGCCATAACAGATTTATATGTTGGATCCACTACTCATTTTACAAGAAGAAAGAATGAGCATAAATGTAGATGTAATGGTGGGACTAAAAAATCAGAATATAAAATTTATCAAACAATTAGAAATAATGGCGGTTGGCTTAATTGGACAATAGTTCAAATTGAAGAATTTCCATGTGCAAATGGGAATGAGGCAAGAGCGAGGGAGCGATATTGGATTGAAGAATTAAGTGCAAAATTGAATATAGTAATCCCAACCAGAAGCAAATCCGAATGGGAAATGGAATATTATAAACAAAATAAAAATACTAAACTTAAAGAATGGCGAGAGTTAAATAAAGATAAAATTAAAGAAGTCAAAAAAAAATATCAAGAAGATAATAAAGATAAACTTAAGGAACACAAAAAAGAATATATGGCATCGCATAAAGATGATAAAAAAGAGTATGATAAAAAATATCGAGATTTAAATAAAGATAAAATTAGAGAACGGCGATCACAGACATACACATGTGAATGTGGGATTACTTGTAAATTTGGGAATAGATTAGGACATTTCAAATCATTAAAGCATTTATCATTTATTGCACAAAAAGATAATATTATCGAAAATTAAATTTATCATTCTAATATAAGATCATCTTTTTTTTGTGATGAGTTATCGGAGTGCACTCTCTCAAAGAGAGTTGGATGGAATTTATTATGATAATTCCTCGGCCACAAATCAATCAGTTTCTGAAACTAATACTTCATATCTGGCTAATTTGTTATATGTACAAAATTGGGTCGCACAGGCATATTCTGGCTTTATGACCATTTTGAACCCAATATTCACAGGTACACTATCTGGTCCGAATATAACATTAACTGGTGAATTATCTGTTCCAACTATTACAAGCAATACGAATTTTACAGAAATACCAACTATAACAACTGGTGGAAATACATATAATGTTGGAACTTCTCCAGCGGGTACCATTAAAATGTGTATAAGTAATAGTAATATACCAGTGGGTTATATTCTATGTAATGGTGGATCATACTCCTCAACCGATTACCCTAATTTATTTAATGCTATACAGTATACTTATGGTGGGTCTGGATCAAGTTTTAATGTTCCAAATTTTGAAAGCTACTTCCCAATTGGTGGAAATTCAAGCAATGTCAATGGTAACCCAACATCAAATTATGCAACTGGCAATGGTACCAGTGGTGCAACTAATACATTTTCTACTACGGCTAATTTTGGTGGATCTTCAACCGCAGTTGCGCCATTAATGACGGTTGTGCCTAGCCACACCCATTCTGTAGATGATCCTGGTCATTCTCATGAGTCGGTTGTTTATGTGGGACAGGCACCATATTTGACATTACCGCCAACTGGTCAACAATGTATAATTCCGGTTTTTGGAAGCACTACTCTATCAACTACCGCAAGTACTGCAAATGTTATAATTGGTAATACTGGTACTGATATACAAACCACCGATACAATTTCCAATTTAACTGGAGTAAATGTAAGTCCGCCATATGTTGCCTGCTTTTTCTACATCGCAACTGGGTAACATAATAAATAATTATTTTTTTGAATTATTAAATCCCCTAAAGTATATAATAAGTTAAATTTTGAACACTTTGACAAATCAAATTTAAAGTTTTCTACAAGATGTGTGCCGACAGAACTATATTAAATCCAGCTAATGCAAATGCTCTAAATGGGGTATTCAATGGGGCAGGAACATCAAACATTTACGCTAAAACATTTACTACAACGGTTGGCGGAACATCAACTTTTGATGCTGTTAACATAGCTGGTGTTTTAAATTGTGATACTACTATTACCGCGGATGGTGGTATTACTGCCCCAACATTTACTACATCTGCTGGCGGAACCTCCACTTTTAATGCTGTTTTAATGACTGGTGATTGCACTTGTAATAGTAGTATTACAAGTACAGAATTTATTTTAGACGGCAATGGTTCTACCAATAACCCAACAATAACAACAAATGCCGGCAATAATTTTGTTGTATCTACTGCTTCAAATTCTGGTTTAACAATAAGTAGTACATCTGGCAATGCAACTTTTACTCCTGGGGCAAGTGGTGTTTCGGTAAATAATGGTATTACTGCTTCAACATTTACTACATCTGTTGGCGGAACCTCCACTTTTGATGCTGTTAACATAGTAGGCACTTTAACTTGTCCAACCTATTCAGGAGGAATTGGTATGGTAGTTCTTACAGGTCTAAACCCAGGTTCAATCTTAACTGGAAATGGATATACATTTACAAGTGTTGAAATTCCCAATTTTGTTGGAAGTGCCTCAAGTGCATTTGTAATAACTAATAATACACCACAGGCTACACTGCCAATCTTTTACCCCCTTACATTTAATGTCAACTTTGTAAGTACATCTGGCACTAGTACCTTTGTTGATCTAACCGTTGTAAATGCTGGTTCTATTTCATATAGTCCCATTCTTACTTTATCCATCATCGCAATGAATTAAATCAAAAAAAAATAAAAATATATAGATATAATGCAGGTATTATCTGAGATATTTCTGACCTTACTTGTCTCTTCAGGGGTAGGATTAGTATTAGCAATTATAAAAATTTTATATAAAAGTAAGTGTAAGACAATCGAGTGCTGTGGCATCTTAAAATGTGAGAGGGATATAGAGCATGAGGTTGAGTTGGATGAAAGGGAGCCACCATCACCAAGGCCAGAAAATAATACTAGCCAGCGAGTCTAATTATAAATTTATTTTTTTATGATCTTATAAATTTAATGTGTATTAAAGATTAGAAATAACATAGTATAAACAATTTAAAAATTTAGATATTAATATTTTAATATGGCACAAATAACAGAATATCAAAATTATACTATTACAGGAGTGAGAATTGTAAAAAAATATGATTTTATAGATGAGATATGGCAAATGATAAAAGAATATATGGGGGTTGATCATGGTATTCCAGTATCATTTATTCCAAGATTTTTAAAATTAACAAAAATTCATATGAGTGGTGTATCTGGCATTCTAATATGCATGGATTATTATATGGGTGGGTGTAATATGAGAACTTATAAAAAAAATAGACTAATAAAAAATATATTAACAATATTTTGTAATGAATTTTCAAAACGACCATTACATATCAGAAATGCTAAAATGCTGTTAGCAATGGACTATATGAATAGAATTTGATATTATCTAATTACTTTTTTTACAATAAAATAAAAAATAAATATACTTTAGATAAATATATATGATAAATATATCTATGTTACATAAATAATCGTAATTTTAAAATAAAAATATCATTAGATATGTATTATATGGATAAATATAAGGTAAAAATACCGGTATATTTCCAATTAAACAAATAAAATAGTTAAATTTTACAGTTATAATTTATCTAATGAGATATTATAATGTAAAAAAAGTAATTAGATATTATTTATGGTATTATTTATCTAATGTTTATTTATTTTTTTATTTTATTGTAAACTATCTAATATTATTTTTTATTTTTTTGCTTTAAATGGTGGCAAATTCCTCGATCCTCGTATTTTTTGTTTTAATTTAATTTGTTTATTTAAATTGGCCGTATCGATCTCATCGACCGTTAATGGTGTAGACTTATTTATGCGTTTAGTTGGCCTATAGACTGGATATCCCCCATCTCCAACGCTTTTCCAATTTTCCAAAAACCATCGTTCTAAATCATGCTCTCTATGATCTTCTTTATAGGTTCCTCCCAGTTTCTTATATGTTTTAACTATAAATCCACTTTTATATGCACTTGGTTTGTCATATATGATATTTGCATATTCTTTTACTGCTTCATATAGTTCTTTATTTACAGGGACGGGCATTATGCTTTTATATATATATAATAAAAATATATTATATCATGTCTTATATATATTCGAACTTTTCAATACGTGAGATATCAACAATCATAAACGAAATGGAACAAAGCCCAGATGTTGTCTATCTTGATGTCGTCGTGTCTAATATTAATAGTGGCAGTGCTTCTAATTACGCAAAAGTATTTGCGGAATACAATGAGGCTAGAACCATACCATATTTATATGATCCAAATGAGTATTATGGCGCTGTTGTTCAATTTACCTTAGACAATACTTCCACGCCATTATTGGAAGCCCAAATTGAGCCTGATCAAGCCAATGCAAATCTGACAATATATAATGTTGGATTATCTTATGGTGCAAGTAATATTATAGTACCAATTACTTATGTCCCACAAAATGCCACTGCAGTTGAGCCATTACCACCAAGCGCATTTCCAAATGGCATACAAGATTTGAATACTGGATACTATAGTATATTTTCATATAATTATTTTTGCCAATTGGTAAATACTGCATTCGCAACCGCATTGACTCAATTAATAGCATTAGCCCCAGCAATTCCAATTACTACGAATCCACCATTTATTAAATTTGACCCAACCACGGATTTATTTAGTATAGAAGTTGATCCAATATTTAATCAAACGACCGCAGTGACACCAATTAATATATTGATGAATAATGCATTATATTATTTATTTTATTCATTTCCAGTTTCCAGAGTTGCAATTGGGGCAAATACATATTTTGAATTAATTTCAACCAATAATACTATTACATCAGTAACAGTCCCAGCGCCAGCAACTATATTATTACAAGAGCGAAATAGTACTAATCTCTGGGATCAAGTATCATCAATTTGTATAACTTCTCAGACTATACCGGTCGTAAGATCGCAAACACTTGCTCCTGGTTTATATTATGAGGGCGGTATAATAAGATCTCCTAATAATTCATTGACTCAGCCCATTCTTCTAGAATTTTCAGTTCAAAATTCTGAATATAATAGAAGTATCACATATAACCCAACTGCGCAATACAAGACATTCTGCTTAAACAGCGACCCACCCCTATATAACTTTGATATCAAATTCTGGTATAGATCATCTACTGGAATATTGCGACCAATAGAGTTAAACAGTGGGGCAAGTCTTACCGTTAAGATTGGATTTTTTAAAAGAAAAGTCCATTCGGCACTAAAACCAATGCATTAAATACATTCTAAGACATATATGATTGATTAAGCATAATTATTTTTTTACATCGTATTAAACATTAGCATATATAAACATATAAAAACATAAATTTAAATATGCCAGATTATGCGAATGGAAAAATATATAAAATTGTTTGTAATATTACTGGAGAGCAATATATTGGAGCGACTACGCAAAATTTAAGCCAACGATTGACCGGACACGTAAGGCGCAAAAATACGGATAAGTGTTATAAATCAAAAGAAATAATATTAAGGGGCGATTATCAAATTGTATTAATTGAAAATTATCCATGTGGTAATAAAGAAGAATTAGAAAGAAAAGAAAGAGAGCATATTGAGGCCAATATATGTGTTAATAAATATATACCAACCAGAACACGTGAAGAATATATTGAGACTAATAGAGAACTAATTCTTTTAAGAGGTAAAGGGTGGTATGAGAGGAATAGGGGATGTTGTAAAGAATATCGGGAATCCCATAAAGAAGAAATAAAATTGAAAAAAAAAGAATATTATAACAAGAACAGAGAATCACTGATTTTAAAACAAAAAGAATATAGAGATAATCATAAAGAAGATATTGCTTTAAAAAGCAAAGAATGGTATGGTGCAAATAAAGATGAAATTAATCGCAAAAGAAGAGAATCTCGTAATAAAAAGAAACAGGAAAAAATGGAGGCAGTTGATCCTATAATTTGAGTTGACCTAATAATTATTTATTTTTTTTTTATACTCTATTACATATAATAAGCATTTTTTGACAGAATAGTTTTTGTCTTAGTTTAAAAGTAATTCAAGATGTCACACGAAATTGAAGGAATACGCATAACTGATTCCAGAATCAATGACTTGACCAATGATTTAACATTTGGTGTATACGATGGAGCTAGTCAAAGTACATATCAACAATTTCCGTGGAATAGTGCATCAAATTCATCACTTACGGCAAACATCCAAATTCCCTCTGAGTCGATTGTATCGGATGCCAGAGTTCTATGGAAATCTGATCTTAATTTAACTATTACCGTGGGAAATGTCCCAGCTGGAACCCAAGCCTTCCAATATGGTTTGACCGATTCTCTTAACAGCTACCCTCTTCAATCTTTAATTACTACCGCATCCCTTACAATCAACAATGCCACATCATCCACAAACATGCAAGATATCCTTCCATTTATTAAACTATTAGAGGATTGCGATTCTCTTGATAAAATGAACTCTACTTCTCCCGATTATGTTAATGAATACTGGGGAATGTATTCTGATGCTATTCTTACTAACTCTAACCCAATGGCATCATACAATGAGGCAAGTTATGATAATGCAAGAATTCCAAACGGTGCATACCCTGCAACGATCACGGTTCAACATTATATCGCTGGAGTTCTTACGAATGCATCACTGATCTCAACTGCCACCACTGATACATGGACTATTTACCTTACATTTAAGGGACTGACCGAGCCATTCTTGGCATTAGCACCATTTACTAACAAAGATTTTAACAAGGCTGGCTTGCTTGGTGTTAACAACTTGGCAATGACTTTAAATGTTGATTCCGCATGCAAGAAGGTCTGGGCAACTGGAAATTCCTCAGTGAATTCAGGAGCAACTGGGCTTACCAGTTATATTACAGCTGTTACATTAGGAAATCCTTCCAGCAATGGATTAGGATTCACAAATGCCAGACTATTATTTAACTTCTTGACATTAACTGATTTGCAATATTCTAAAGTAAGTACAAGATCAGTCACAAATTATACGGATTATAGCCGTTATATCTCACCAGCTTCAAGTTCTCCAGTTGTCGCATCCGGCGGTTCTGGTTCGGTGGCATTCCAAAACATCCAATTAAATCAGATGGATTTTGTCTGTGTCTACTCAAAAGGTAGGCAAGTAGTGTGTTAAAAACACACTGCAACACGTCCAAACTGCGGGGACATCTCGTTAGGTCTATAATACTAAGTTATATGAGAAATCATATAATGGCTATAGTTAACAACTATAGGTATAGTAAAAAGTTATAGAATAGAGAAAATCCGCAACCAAGCCCCTAAGTCCGTTATGCAAGGATATGGGGAAGGCTCAACGACTAAATGGAGGTGGGGATGAGGAGATTAGCAATCTTCTATGATTCCTTAAGATATAGTCTCGTCTTTACCGAGAGGTAAAGTTAAGATCACGACCCAACTTACTGGTTTTTGCCTTAAGAGTACCAATTGAGCAACAAAATTGGTCATATACTGATTCATTCCTAAAAGTCAACTCAGTTTCAATCACTTTGAATAACACATCCGGTATTATTGCCAGTGCCGATATTACTAACTTATTTAATATGAGTATTGATAGTGGATCGCATCAATCATTCTATTCATTTAATGGCCAAGCAAATGCCATTCAAAGTGGTGCATCAGTTACGGTTCCTACTATGGGTTCCATGATGGTGATCAACCCCGCCAAATACTTATGCTTAAATCCTCTTTTGTCCAACTCTAGTATTGGACAATTTAACTTACAAATTACTATCTCTTCATTTACAAATCAATTCCCATTTTCAATTCAACCACAAGGAATCATAATGTGCGTGAATTCAGGCTATTTTGTCACCGAGACCGGATCAAGTAGTATTTTCACAGCAGTGCTTGACAGACAAATTGTTCTTGATACTAAACAAGAAGATGAACACCACAGTGTTATTGATGAAGAACTTTACAAACGAAGTGTTGGCGGTCGCCTTCACCGTGGATCATCTGGGGTTTCTAAAATGGCTCGCATGATGGGGCGCAAGAAGGGTCACAAATCAGGAAGTGCACCAAGTGCAAGTGAGCCAGAAATGAATGTCTCAGGCCTTAAGAAGCTTTTAGGCAAGAAAAAGAAATAAATGCCATTGTCTCGACAAAAACAACATAATTTAATATAACAATAATAAATATAAAAATAAGTACATCAAAACTAAAATCGTAAAATAGTTAATAAATATTTTTTTTTGTAATGAATATGATCATATTGATATATAAGCAAAGTACGAAAAAATGCATTCGATTCTAAGTAATCAGAGATTGATCAATGAGCTTAATGCGATAAAAGATGATTTCATACAATCCAGACCACACATGCAAATGAGTGTATTCAAGGCAACGAGAAGGGGTGATGGGAGAACTAATAAATTAGATAATGCGGAACAACCAAGATTTTTGCGCGGAGGTGGGAGTCCAAGTTTTCAAAAACACCCATTAGGCTATCAACCACCAGGAGGAGGTACCCCAACTCCAGACCCTTTATTTTCTGGTGTTGTGGATAGACCAGTGCCAAAAAATAACAGAGGTGGCGCGATGTTAAAAGCCCCCTTACCCCTAACTGGCGAATGTTCTGATTCTGATTCCGATTGTGAAGGGGCGGGAGTACTTAATGGTTATAGTTCAAGCGATGATGAGGATGACTATGACGATGGTGCCGGATTGGTTGATGATATAAAAGAAAAATTTAGCAAAACAAAAGAATATGTTAAGGGCAAAATCCCAACTAAAGCCCAAATTCAAAAAGTAAGTAATGACGTATATAAATTGATCACATCAAAGGAGGCTGCAATGTTGGGGGTTGCTGGATTACAAGTTGCCGTTGGTGCATTAATTGCGTCAAAACTTGGGCCATATGGTGCACCATTAACCGCTGCAGTTAATAGTCAAATTAATAAAGTTGTTGCTAAACACATAAAAAATCCATCCGAGGCACAAATGAAATCTTCTATCAGAGCAAGGCCAATAAATCGCCAATTATCTACTACCATGGAAGAAAGTGATGAAGAAGAAGCCTTAATGCCACGAGGTGGTAAAATGAAGCCCAAAGGCAAAAAGAAACCCGCTCCAATTGTTGGCAAAAAAAGGGGGGAGAAGGTCAGAGGTGCGGTGGTTGCCGAGGTGATGCGAAAAAAAGGATTATCACTTGGTGCTGCAAGTAAATATGTAAAGGATCATAATCTATATTAAATAATTAATTGGAATATTATTTTTTTTGTATTATTATATCTATCAAGCAACAAGTCAAAATGCCACCCAAAGTAAAAAAGTATGTTGAGGATCCAAGCGCTAATGCCGGGGTTGTAAAGGCAATAACAGGAAAAATCCAATCATTTATTAAAAAGAATAAATTAGCCACTGCATCATCGGTAACCACTGCATCATCGGTAACCGCTGCGACTGCGCTTGCAATTACTATTGGATATGTACTCGCTACTGGAAGTGGGCATGATTATCTTATGGGACAATCTGATGCAATTATTAATGAAACTAAAAAATTTATTGCCAATAATGGACAAGAATTAATAAATTATTTTACACAAATGGGATCAACTACTAAAACATCAATTAGTCAATTTGTGAAACTAGCCTTAGTCACTATGGGAAATATATATTATAGGGGGAGAGGTATGGAGGGTGGGGATCTAGAAAATAAAGATTCCAAAACTTTTGCAGATAGAGCAAAATCTACCATAAAATATGTTGGGAAGTCAATTTATGATGCAGTTGTAAGTGAAACTGGGCAGGCAATTGGACAGGGATTACTTTTTACATTGATATTGGCTGGTGTTGCGTATGGAATGGGGCCACGTGCTGCACAATTTGCAAGACCACTACTTGAAAATATACAGAATCGCATGTCAAGAAACGAGCCCGCCGTCGATATGCCTATGTCAAATAAGGAAAGATTGTATTGGGAAACGGTACAAAGGATTGTAAACTCAAAATCTGATCCTACTAAAGAAACTAATGCCCTTAGGAGTATAAGGAAGGATCACTTCCCAGACTACGCTACATACCATAGAAACCACCCAGAACTAATGACCGAAATACTCAGTGGGCGGGGCTTAAAAGATACCGGTGGGGGGGTTACTGATTATATTAAAGATAAAGCACATCAAGCCCATAAATATATTATGTCTGAAGATGGCAAGAAATTAGGCAAAACCGCATTAACCGCATTAATACTCGCTGCAATTTCAAAAGGCGTAACTGATGCTGCATCATATGAAATTTATGAATATGCAAATAAGCCCAACAGAGAGAGAGACGTGTATAACAAATATAGAGAAAATAAATCTATGAGAAGTGCTGCAAAATATGCTAATGAACATCGTAAGGAAGACGGTTATTTCAACGATCCTGATATAAGACTTTAAAAAAGTAAAATATTTTTTTTATTATTTTTGGTATATGCTTATATATAAGCAAAATATTTAGAAATGTCAAGTCGTCAAGGTAAAAAACCGATAAAAAAAGAATCAAACTCAGACTCAGATTTTGATGATTTCATCATTGTTAAACAAAAAGCTAAAATGCCCCAAAAAGATCTTACCATGTCTCAAATAATATATAATATCATAACATCTGATTTTGTAAAAGGATTAAGCCAAGATATGATAAAATTTGTGGCCATGTTTTTATTAACATCTTATTTAAGAGGAGAACCTTTACCATTACATATATTTAATCGTGCCATTAATCGAGAAGTAAACGAGGCTTCCACGGCAGTAAATATCGCAACACAGACAGATCCTCAATTATATGATGAGGAGGATCCTGAATATAGATTGCCTGTGATGTTAAATGCATTAAGGGAATTTGAAGAGAGTAAGGATCCAGAAACAAAAACTGATATAGATGCCGTAGAGGAGGAATTTGGATTAGAATTTAGTCAACTTATGGAGGAATTTACTAATCCAAAAATGGGTGGACTTGGGCTAAATAAGAAACTAAAGGGCGGGGGTCAAGGTACCCGTAATGCACCTAGATCACGATTAGCAAGACCACCATTAGCTGAATTAAGGGAGGATTTTCAGTACGATAATATTTCAGAGGTAATTGCCGAGGCGATTGAATATGCCAGAAGGAATAATATACCATCCAGAGTACTAAGAACGGTATTGGAGCTATTAGCAAGGGCTGCGGTTTTTCTTCTTATTTATGGGGTAATCCATGTAGGGGCGACTTCTATTCAATATTTGATTGATAATTATATGGATTATAAAGCTATGTTTGTGCATTATATGAAAGAATATAAAAATAAAAGAATGCCAAAGACCGCAAATGATATCTCGGAAGATGCTGAGCATTATAAAAGTTGGGCAAAAGAAAATATTGGAGGGGATCTTAAAAAGGTCACAAAAAAAGATAAACTAATTAAAGAAGAAATGAAAGAAATAGAAGAATCAAATTGGTTTAAAAAATTTTATAAAAACACAATTAAGCCCACGGCTACTAAAATTTATGATGTTGCTACTTCCGATGAGGCCATAACTGCTGCAAAAATAACCGCACAGTTATTAATATTAAGTTTATTGATGTATACCGCCAATGAAACAAGGGGCGCAATGTATGAATATATAGGCAAACCTGCGTATGATAAAACTATGCAAGCATATCATGGAATGCAAAATCCATTAAAACATTTAAACGAAAGAGATCCAGAACTTATATCCCTTGATCCAGATAGTCCAAATTATAGAAATCCCGATTTTAATCCGTCGCGTAATAGATTAGATGAACTCAGTTATGAGAATAGGCTTGCATTTTTTAAACAAAATCCAAAAAGCACAACTATAAAACATTATCCAGAAATTACTAAAAAAGTATTAAGGGAATATAAACCAGCACGCCCTGAAACAATTGAGTTAGTAATTAAGCCAGAGACACAGAGAGACATTAAGCTGGGAGAACTTCGTGATCTTGGTAGTGAAAGAATAATGGAATATTTTAAGAAAAACCCAGAATCCGGACTAAAAGAATATTTTACGGAAGAAGGATTACTTAGTCCAATTTACCCAGAATCAAAAAAATCCAATATTAGTAGAAATCCTATATTCGATGCAATGCTTTACACACCAACAGAAGAATCAAAGGAGAATAAACCCAGTGTTAAAGAAAGAGCCAAAGCAATTGAAAGTAGAAACCCAAAACCAGTAGTTCCTAAAAAAACAAAAGGGGCTAGGGGTATTGGATTAAGCGATCACAAAAATAAATTTTATGAATTTATTGCATCAAAAGATGCTAAAAATATGGCAAAAGCAACCGCGGTTGGGTTAATTACTACAGTTTTAACAATATTGGCATCTCAAGGGGCAAAAAAAAATATATCAGTCGCTTCGATATCACCAAGTGAATCAAAAGAACAATACATGTCCCGAAACCCGGTTTCTGGTGAAGATCTGTCATATTATGGAATACCTAATTAATCAATGAGTGCATTTAATTCTTTTATATTTTTTTGAATATTTCTATGCAAACCCCACAAAATATAGGAACTATACAGACTTGCTGAGGGGGTAAGCGAGTCGATCAATTCCCTTTCTCTTGGATTACCATAGTGACGAGCCCAATAGTTTGCACGCAGATCCTTATTTCCGTGATCAATATACGTCCCACGAACTGGATTTAATAGTCCGAAATCGTATTTATCGCCATTTACTAAAGTTACTTGAAAACGTTTGCCCCTTTTTGTGCTTGCTCGTATGCTTTTAATTTTTTCTCCAGATTTTTCCATAACTGTATATATAAGCGTATTTTTTCTTTGAATATTTTTTCAAAGACAAAGTTAAAAAAATGGAAAACAAATCAGATTCACTCTCTTATATGGTAAGCGCAAATGACATAAAAAGAATACTTGGTGATAATATAAAAATCATTCGATTCCCAGATCTAGTAAATTATAATTCTATGCAAGAAGTATTGCCATTTCCAAATGATTGCGCGATAATATTCTTTCTTGATGAAGTAACCCCTACAAATAATATTGGCCACTGGACAGCTATAATGCGAAATGGTAATCGTTATGAATTTTTTGATTCATATGGTTTAAGTAGCAAAGAAGATCTAGATCATATTGATAAAGAAAAGCGCATTAAATTTGGGGAACAACATGATTATTTAAAAGAACTTGGTGGTAAAATGCTCTATCATAATCCAGTCCAATATCAGGTGTGGGATCCAAAAGTCGCAACATGTGGAAGATATGCAATAATAAGATTATTAGCATTTATGTCTGGAATTACCAATCCAAAATCCTTTTATAAATTTATGAACGATGCAAAAAAACAATATGGCGCAAAAAGTTTCGACGAATTATCCGTTATGTTAACAAGTAATTAATTAATTATTTAAATTTTATATTTAGATATTTACATTATATATAATATTTAAATTTATCAAAAACTTTTACAAATTATTTTTTAAGAAACACTTTCGAAAAATGGAAACAATTGATGATCTTAACAGCATAACAGCTGAAGCCGAACCAACTAAAAGAGAAATAGATTATTCTAAAATAGTCATTTATAAACTTGTTTGCAATGATGAAAACGTTACTGATTTATATGTTGGATCAACGACAGATTTTATAAAAAGAAAATATCAACACAAGAGTTGCAGTAATGGAAATACTTGTAAAGTTGCATCTTGCAAAATTTATACAATAATTAGAGAAACCGGTGGATGGGACAATTGGCAAATGGTGCAAATTGAAGAATTCCCTTGTGCAAATAGTGAAGAGGCCAGAGATCGTGAATTATATTGGCACGATCAATTAAATGCTACAATGAATACTAATAGGCCATTAAAATTATCCAATGCGGAATATTATAAACAAACCCGTGAGCATAGAAAGCAATATTATGAGCAAAATAAGCAAAAATTGATAGAATATGGTAAAAAACATTATGAGAATAACAAAACTTATTATACCGAATATTATCAAAAGAACAAAGAAAAAAATAAAGAATACCAAATTGAATATGGTAAAAAATATAGAGAAAAAAATAAGTTAAGATATGCGGAATATTCTAAAGAGTATTATAATGAGAATAAATCTCAGTTTAAACAATACTACGATGAAAATATTGATACAATAAGAGAGCGAAGTAAAAATCATTATGAAACTAATAAAGAAAAATATAAGGAATACTATAAAGCCAATATTGAAAAATACAAAGAAAACAATAAAAAATACTATGAGGAAAACAAACAAAAATTCACTGCAAAATATACATGTGAGTGTGGGGCGACATTTATGGTCTCAAATAAGTCTAACCATAACAAAGGACAAAGACATATTAATTATTTAAATTCACTAAAAGAAAATATTTAAAAATATAACTAATTTATTTTTGCTTTTTTTAAAATGTCCGACGAATTATTTGACAATCTTATTGAAACTATGGGTGGCGGGGTAAGGGCATATATGCCTGTTGAAGATGATGGTATAACAACAGATGAAGATATTGGTGGATCAAAAAGAAAAAATAGAGAAACTACTCAAAGTACCAAAGATGTATATTTGAAGAATATAATTAGGCTTAATGATAAGCAACCAATCAAAACAAAAAAGAATGGAAGTTTAGACTATGACTTTCTCAAGAATACTAAAAAAATATTAGAGCGCATTGAAAAATTGAAAGGTAATAGCCAAAGAACGTATTTGATATCAATCGTTACAACTTTGAGAGGGTTAAAACAATATGAACAAATTTACAGTTTTTATTATGATCTTATGATGAAAGTCGCGGAAGAATTGAAGAAAGGCGCAAACACGAAGAGTGAATCACAACAAAAGAATTGGATTGAACAAAGCGAAGTTAATGCCGTGTATGAGAGCTTAAAAGAAAAGGCTATACCATTACTAAATAAAAAGAAAGTGACCGATCAAGAATGGGCAATTATTCTAGATTTTGTTGTTTTAAGTTTATACTGCTTGCAACCACCAAGGAGGAACAAAGATTACCAGTTGATGTTGTATGTGAATGATAAAAATTTGATTGAAAATACTGAATTCAATTATTATTTGCCCAAGTTGAAAAAATTTGAATTCAATCAATATAAAACATCCGGAACTTATAACACTCAAGAAGTAGATGTAAATCCAGAATTGGTTGACATTCTGGCAAAATATGCGAAATTACATCCATTAAACAAAGGCAAAGATAAACAAAAGAATTTCTATTTATTGGTTAATTATAAAGGCGAGCCATTACTTGCGGTAAATGCAATTACTAGAATTTTGAATAAGATCTTTGGGAAACATGTAGGGGCTAGTCTCCTCAGGAATATATACTTATCCGATAAATTCAAAGGGCATATGGAAGAATTGGACAAGGTTACTAAATCAATGGGAACTAGCGCTCGCACTGGTCAGGATGTATATATTAAGATGGACAAATAAAAACTATAACTTCTTTTTTTTATTTTTTGTTTAATATAATGTCAAAATTAGGAACAACAACCGCGACACATTCTCACCATGGATTTCAAATACAATCAGTATTAGTGCCAAAAGATAAATTTACACGATCAGAGGCGATTAAATATATAAGAGAGCATTTCCAGTATAAGAAAATAGATTCTACGCAAAGAAAGAACTTTTATAGTTTCCGGCAGTTTGATCCGACCGAGAATTCGAAATATTTTACAAAAGTATTGGACAATGGTGTAGAATTAGTGTTTGAAAAGGCGCCAATTGGGAAGGACGGCATTAAACCGAGGGATCAGAACAAATTGGAGAAACTCCAAGGTGGAGCATTAAAAGTGTCCGAAATATATACAGTAATTAAAAATGGTTATACTTGGCCAAAGCTAAAAAACATGCCACAATTTACACTTGTAAAAGATCTATCAAGTAAATTTCATCAAGTATACGAGAATACAACGCAAAAAAGAATTATACTTAATTATACGGGAAGTAAAGGAATTATAGATCTATTAAATAATTTGGATTACTTATTTCAAACATATCCACTTACTCCACGATTTTTAAAGGCAAAAAAAGTATTTGATGATGTGTTAAAAATGTTTCCAAACTATACAATTACACTTGTATCGCACAGCCAAGGAGGAATTATTACAAGAGAATTATCGAGATTATATGGAGATGAAATATTTGAAATTATTGCTTTAAATCCAGGAGAATCATCTTTTGTGGAGAATATTAAATCTTTATTTGGGGAAGGCAAAAGAAATAAAAAAAATGAATATACTATTAAATCAGAAGCGGATTTTGCATCATTTTTTGCAAATAAGAATAAAAATGATATTGTTATACCTAAGGCATCAAATGATCCTATAAAAGAACATAAAACCGAAATATTATTAAGACTTAATCCAGATCTGGAAATTGGGAGAAAAAAATAAAATGCAGGCATTCAAAATACAATATCAGAGTTAAAGAATGGCAATTTTCGAAGTCTTACTGTTTTTCTATAACATTCTTGATATGTTTTATAATGACACAACATTGTCGCCTCGCTGTTTTTAATAATATCGCAATCTATTGCTTTCATTTCTCTTTTTTTTGCATTTAATCTTCTCTGATAAAATTTACTATATTCATTAACTTTATCACGGTTGGCATTATTCCATTTTTTAGTTGCATTTAATCGTTGCTGTCTTAATTTTTCATATTTTTCTTCAATTGATAAATATTGTGGAATTTCCATGTCCGCCTTGCTACTATTAGGATTGATTTGCATGTTTTTACTTACAAAAAATATTATGTATATATATCAATAGATATTTTAATATTTAATATAATTAATTCAATTTTGATTCTATATAGTCTAATTGGCCATTATAATAGTCTTTATCAGTTATTTTAAACTCCCCGGAATTAATAGCTTCTTCAAGTTTTACAAATCTTAAAAATGGTGGTAATATATCTTTTATTTTACTTTTAATTATATCATATGCATCAAGTCCCTCAAATCCTTCTAATAAATTTTTAATATTACTATAATACTGGACATCATCTACAGAATATAATTCATATGATGGCTCATAATATATACCATCCGCAACAAGTATTAAATGAATAGTTTGTTTTAAAATTGGGGTTTGATCAATATCGTCGACATCTGCATCAATAATACTACAACTAATTACAGCTTTTGCTTTAACATTAACAATTGGAAAACTGGCTTTGATAATATCATATAATGTTTGAGTATTTGTTACACACATTTCTTTTATATCATGTATTTTCTGATATTCTCGCATTACTCTACAGATTCGTGAAATTTCTAAATGAAACATTGATGTATATACATATCCTATACATATTTTTAATATAATATTTAGCATATTGTATTATTAGCGCAAAATAAACCAATGTATAGTGTTTGGGAGATTTTTCTCTCATTTGGGAAGTAAAAAGTCATTTTGGGAGGCAAAATATGAGTATATATTGCGTATATTACAGTATTAAGCATTAATAATCCAATATACGCAATAATTCAACAATTTCTTACAATAATTATAAACTGATATAATAATATTTTGATCACTGATAAATAATAATAATTTCAAATTTATAAATTCACTATTTATCTTGTAAAGTTGTAAATTATTACGTATATTGTATTATTATGCCTTAATATTGGATTATACTATATATTTGACTCTTAATTTGCCCCCCAAAATGACTTTTTACCTCCCAAATGATAGGTCTAGCCTCCCAAACACTATACATTGGTTTATTTTGCGCTAATAATACAATATACTAAATTTTGAATTAAATAATATTATATTAGAAAAATAAAATTGTATAATATATATAAATAAATATTTTTGTATTTTCTAAATTTTCAAATTAAAAATTACAACGCCATGAAAGATTATTTGAGAAAATCCAGTTTAGTTGGGGTAAAGATGACTGAAAAATATGATATTTCAAAAATGCGAAAAATATTAGTTGCTGATTATGATGAAACTATAACCGATGAGCATAAATATAAAACTTTAGATGAAGATGAAGTTAAAAAGATGAATAATTATATTTTAACCTATGGAACTGATGGAGAAAAAGAAATTATTTATGATTTTGGTATTACATCCGATTGTGATTATGGTAGATTGTATGCGGATAAATCATTTGGTATGTTTTGGAGTGCAGTCAAAAATACAGTTGCCGATGAAGATTATATTGATATTGACATGGTTAATAGTCAAGCAACTTTGATTTGGAATATTGCAATTAAAGATTTAAAAATGAACCCAGATAATTTACCACAATTACAATTATACATTACTAAAAGAGATGAATATTTAAAGAGAGTTTGTGATAGATATGAATGTAGTGCAAGATTAGCAAAGTTATTATTTACATCTTTGATGAATGGCGGAACATTATACGGATGGAAACTTAAAAATGAGATTGATCAATCTTTTGATATTTCTGAATTAAAACAATTTAAGGCTGAAATTGTTAAAATATCTGAAGAATTCTTTACAAGAAATCCAAAAGTATATTTAAAAGCTATGGAAGATGCAAAATTTGCTGAAAATGATAATAATATTCACATTAAATTATTATCAAGAGTTGTAAAAAATATTGAATCATTATGCTTAGAAAAGTTATATATTAGATGTGGTCGCCCAAAATATGGAAGTTTAGAACATGATGGAATAAGAGTTCAAAGAAGTTTATTTTCTGAGAATCCAGAAGAAGATGGTAAATTAGATTTATTTAATACTATAAATGGAACCGCAGTTGATATTGAAAATGATAGCAATTTAGGATATGATATTGAATATAAAGTAAAAAAACCAATTCAATTTTTAGAAATGTCAGATAAAACTGAACTTGATGGCGGGTTTGAGTATTTTGATCCTCAATATTTTGAAACTTTACAATCTTATGAAGATAAAAAGCCATATTTTGAAATATTTCATTTTAAAGTATATACGCCATTATCATATTATCAATTATGTTGGTCTGAACATGATTACGGCAAATTAGAATTGCATGAGACGACAGATGCAAAACTTGAAAAGGCTCATAGGAATAAAAAATATGTCAAGATGGTAGAGGAGGAAAAAGAAAATAAAAAAGGTGAGAAATTTAAAAAAATGGTAAAAAAGAGTTTTTTATTCATTAAATCTTGGTTAGATGATGCAAAAATTAGATCATATCACAATGTTGATTTTATCCCAAGTAATAAAATTTCTACAAAATTAAATTATTGGGATGGCGTAAGAATAAAAACATATAATACATTTTTTGGATATTCGATAAAATGTAATACCCCAATACCAGAGAAAGGCAATAATTTATTAAAAATATGGACTGATTTAGTTTTTGATCTATGCGGTGAAAATCAAAAGTTTTATGATCTATACATTAACTCACTTGCTCATAAAATACAATTTCCAAATGAAAAGCCAAAAGCGGGATGTTTTATATTTAAATCACCACAGGGCGCCGGTAAGAATATGTCATTAGTTCCATTTGAAGTTCTTTTAGGTGAATATTATATTTCATCTTGTGATGAAAATGACTTTTTTGGCGCTTATGCTGATGGGTATTATAGAAAAATTATAATAAATTTAAATGAGATGCAAATGACTAAAGATAGCAAAGATGCTGAGGGAAAAATAAAGGCATTTATAACGGAAGAATGGAAAAGCTTAAATCAAAAATTTAAATTAGTTATAAAAGTTAGAAATACCGCATTACCAATATTTTATCATAATGGGCAAAAACCATTTGCAATAGATTTTAGAACTGGAGAAAGACGGTTAAATGTTGCAGAGGCGGTTGGTAAATATATAGATAAAAAATATAATAAAAAATTTTGGGGTGATATGAATACAAGGTTTCGAAGTGATGAATTTATTTCAACATTTTATGATTTTTTAAACAAAAGAGACTTATCAAATGTTGATTGGTCTCAAGTTAAAACTCCTGCATATATGGAAATGGCATTTCAATACCATACATCCGATATTTTATTTATTTGTGATTGGACAGAGAGAAAATTATTACTACATAATACAATGAACCAAATCAAAGGCACAGAAGATCCATTACAAACAAGATATACAGTTGCAAGTGTATTCGATGATTATAGACAATTTTGTTCAGATTATAATATTAAGCCAGAATATGTATTACCACAACATAAATTCATGGCAAACTTAGTTGATTTAAAAATTGGAATTACAAGTAAAAGAAGTAGTGTAAATGTATTTGACATGGATTTAGAAGATGTAAAAACTATATTATTAGAAAAAGGATTCTTAAAGGCGGATGAGGATGTTGTAATAACTGAAGAAGACAATGAAGAGGCTATATCATTAGATGATATGTATGATTTGTAAATACGTATCTTAAGATACGTTGTATTAAATATTTAGATATTAATATAAATATCCATTTTATTTTTTTGCAATGGAACAGGAATTGATAGTATTGGATAAAATTTTGCAATGTGTTCAACTGGAAGTCAACGCGTCAGTTTATACCAAATATGAAAAGATCGCCGAACAGCGTCGAACTGCAGTAAAAAAATGGCAAAAAAATAACAAAGAGCAAGTAAGATCATGGCAAAAAAAATATGCACAAAAAGAAAAAGATAGATTTGTACAATATGCAAAAAACTATCAAATTGCAAATAAAGATAAATATAATGAATATCAAATTAAATATAGGAGTCAATTAAAAGAATATAATAAATTAGTAAAAGTATTTAAGCAATTGCCATTTCACTTTTTACCGTGATCCGATCCACTACGTGTCTCTACTCACTCCAAAAAGCTGGCCAAAAAGCAACGCCTACGCAGTGGCTTTCAAAATGAATAATAGCATTTCTAAAAAAATCACATATATTCTTGAAAATATTCAATATATGAACAAAGATACAAAAGTGGTATTATTGAATATAATAATGAATTATATCGATAATGAAGAAGAGGAGTCGGACTCTTTCTTTCAAGAAAAGAAAGGAGACAAAGAAGAGCAACGCCTACGCAGTGGCAGTATCGAAACAGATGTTCTAACATATTCGACAAATGGTACGCATATTAATTTAGATAAATTGGATAAAAGAACTATTGAATATATTTATGATGTGATCCATAGAAGAATGACGATTTTAAATACTAGACATAAATGCTAATAATATTATTATTTTTGCGCCTTAGATATTTTTTATTTTCCAAATTTTTTTACTGGAATAATCATTTTTTCAGTCACCATAACCATTGGATAAGATTTAACGACTGTGATTGCACGGCCTTGAATATCATCAATGGCCTCAATTTGATGGCGGGTAAAATTTAAGTACTGCCCTAATAAATAATTTCTTGCTCGCCCAGAAAGTGTTGCTGGGAAGAACACAATTGCATGTGCTTCATTTAATATCGGTTTTGTCTCAAGACCACCGCAAGCAATATGACTTAAATAAATTAAACTGACATTATCATGACGGCCAGTATTTAAAATTTTGCCTAATAAATCGCGCAATTTTGCTTTCATTTTTTTTTCTGTGATACAATCGCAATCATCAAACAGCACCAAGGAGTTTGCAAAATCTTTAGATGTTAAATCCGCAGTGAGAAATTCTTCGTCTAATTTAATTCTTTCAATTCCTTTAACCCTTTCAATACTACTATCACTATCAACATAAGACATTAAATATATAGGATTATCTGGGTTTTGTTTTTTATATGCATTGGCAAAATCCGATGCATACCATGACTTGCCTGACCCACTTGCACCCACAATATATAAAATGCTTCTTTCACGTGTTTCATCTGGTATATACATAAATTTTTCCCCAGCCTTTAAATATAGCTCTGGGTAATTATTTCTAGCCCCTGAATGCTCATCTAGAAACACTTCCGTATCTTTCTTTTTTTTGCCCTTTCCCTTTTCACTTTCTCTTTTTATTACCGCAATTGGTATTCCCTCGGATTCGAAATTAAAACTCATGATCACAAAAAAACAATGTTATATATAAATATTTTTTATAATGATTTATTTAATTATTTAAATGTCATTCTTTGACTTGATCATTTTATTGAATTTCTTTAATTGGCGTTTTACTGCACCACCATCCATAGATTTATCTTGTGATTCTAACTCACTATTTTTTTTCTTTAAATTGCTTTCGACTATTGCCATTAGATCTTTACTCTCTCGTTTAATACCGTCTTGTGCATAATAGCCACGGTTTATGTTTCGTAGTAGACTTGGCATGCTTCTTTTCTTATGTATATCTATATGTATGCCAATAAACAAAAAAAAATAATTATTAATCCAGTATCGTATCTTAAGATACTGATACGAGATTACGGAATATGTTATATACCTTTGATCTTAATACTAAATAGTCCTTATGCGTTCTCATATTTTCTAAATCAATCCTACAATTCATTATTATTTGCTTTGCGGTATTTTCCAATATTGATCTTTTATTACTGTCATATTCATTTAATTTGTTTATGAATATTTTGATAAATTGGCTTTTATTGGTTGATAATGGGCAAAATGATGGTACCGATTCTGGGTATTGAAATGTAAAAATTGTTAAATTTTTTAATTGTTTTGTTGTTAAAGGTGTCAATAAATACCAAAATTCTCCAATTCCCATATACGATATTATATACGACCAAATTTCATTAGGAAAAAACATTTAAAAAAAATATCTAATTATATTTATCTAAATATTTTATTATTTAAAGTGGAATATATGCAAACTCTTGTGTTCCATTTGGGGTGATTATTCCCAGCTTTGATACGGCAAATTCTACACTATTTACAACCGAAGCGGAATTACTACCAATGGAGAAAAACAATATCAACTCAGTTGGGTCAAAAGGTCCAACATTAGTCCCAACAACAGTTCCAGTAATCATAACATTTAAAGTTTGACCATAATAAGCTGGCGTAGGGCAATCTCCCGAAATATTGGCAAACATACAGTATCTTGTATTGGCGACTGGTGTGACTTCTTGGTTGAAAATATATGTTCGTCTGGAGTGATAAAATGTAAGGTCACCCGCTTGAGGTTGGGTATAAACGGTGAGAAAAGGTGTATTGTCATTCGAGGTTGTAAGCCCGTTAAAAATATACATATACATTCCCAAAAGGTCAGCGACAGCCATACCAGCATACCCTCCGGCATACCAATTCACTTTATAACCCGCAACCGTATTCTTAAAATACCATGATGGAGTATATGCATAACTATTGATAAAAGCGGTAGTCGGAGCGGTCGGAGGACGACCATCTGCGTAGATGGCTGGACTGATATTTTGTAATATTGTATTCGTCTGCTTGATCTTTAGTTCTGATATTAGGTTCTCTACAGGTTGTAAAACTGGAACACCATTAAATGTTAGATCAGATGTTGATAATATGGAAGTATTTGTTCCATCATTTAGAGTTAATGTTCCAGCAGTTGCATTTAATTTAGCAGTCTCAATAGTTCCATTATTATAAGTCAATGATGATAAATCACTTTTAGAATAGATATTTTCACCCTGATTACTCATTTGTATTGTTGGATTATTATCTGGAACCTGTAAAGATAAAATTGAATTAAGTCCTTTACCTAGAAAACATTTGCTATAATTATTTTCATATGTT